GCGTATAAGTTTGCCAAAGCGACTGCATCGGCGGCGTTGAAGCAGTCAATCCATTTTTGTAGTATCCTTAATTCCGCAACACTATTACAAATATAACTTTTTAAGTACCTGAGCAACAAAAAGTTGCTCAGGTACTTATAAAATAAGTTAAACTAAAATGCTGCGGAATTTAGGATATCTTGAAGAAGAACGTAATGAACAAATTAGAAAAGAAAATGAGAGACGATTCCAACAAGAGCAACAAAGGATAAACAATCAACGTCTTCATGAGATTAATGAACGTAATCGCATTGCTTTAGAACGGGAAAATGCGAGGAGAAGAGCAGAGGAAAAAAGAAAAGCGGAACAAAAGCGAAAAGAAACCAGTCGCACAAACACAAATGTTCCTCCGTCGCAACCGAAGAATAATCGTTGGTCAATAGGCTCTAATCCAACTCTTCTTCCACGAGCAACCTCATCAAAAACAGCAACTACAAAAACAAACTCATCTAATAAAACCGATGGAAAAGAGGGAAAGTAAGTAATCTTATTGCAAAATGAATTGTATATGCAGTCAATCGCCAGTCGGTTGGCTGCATTTTTTCTGTGTGCAAGGATGGTCTATTCGCCACCGATGGAGGGGCGGTTAGCACCGCTCGCCTCCAGATAGTCGTTTACTGCGTCACGCATGGTGAACTCTCTCATGCCTGTCTTTGCCCAGTAGATAAGGGCATCAACAGCGGCTTTTCTTGCCTTGCTGTATTCGTTGTCTGTCATGATTCTGATGTTTTGAGTTTTCTAAAAAAGTGTGATGCATATCCAAATGGTGATTTCAACAAAGATGATAGACCAACTTAGGAAAGCCAAGCCGAACATCCAGGCATAGGTGCTACCGTTGAAGTATGCACCCTCCTCGATATTGCGGATTCGTTTAAGCTCTTTCTGCTGGTGAGTGAACAGGTCGTTTATCCGCTTCTCATGCTCGTCAAGGGCTTGCTTGAAAGCAGAAATGGCGGTGTTGTTCCGCTTATCCAACTGGGCAACTCCTTCATCGTTGATGCCGACTTTGAGGTTGCTCTGCTCTGCCTTGACTATGGCATGGCATATACTATCCACGATGTTGTCCGTGCTCCTGTGGGCAGCCATAAGTGCCACTTTCGTTGATTCCAACCTCCGATAGGCATTGCCCAGTTCCTCCTTTGCCTCATAGAGTGCTTTCTTGGCTGATTCAATCTCTTTCAGGGTCACTTTGATTTCTTCCTTGCCACTCTCGATGTTCTCGTCCTCCTGCATCTGATTGTACAGGTTAAGCACATCCTGTGTGGCATCTTTCTTGTTTCTTCCCATACCGTTCTTGTTTGAAAAGTTATCGTTTCATGCCTCTCTTTATCGGCTTGCAGAGTGTGTTTGCTTGCATTGCGCAACGTCTTGCCCATTCACGGTCATCATCGTCCTTATCACGTCCCCAGCCACTGCCAGGACTGCCACCGCCACCACATGACTCAGACATCGATGTGGCAGCATCAAGGTAGTTCATGAAGAGCAGCATGGCTACATTCAGAATGTCAGTGTGGCTTGCGGATCCATTCTCGGGAACTTCGATACAACTGTTCATCGTGTCGTAAGCAGTTCTCGGCATGACTATGCTGAAACGCTCACCATCGACTTCAATAATCTTTCTCAATCCGGCAGGAAGGTCAGGTTTGGCAACATTGCTTGTACGAGACAGACCACCTTGCGATGCCGTATTTCTGCTGTCCAATGTGGTAGCGTTTGAAACAGAAGGAGAAGGTCTTTGACCAACTGCAACAGGTGTTGGCTGAGGGTGCAGCTTGCGGAAGGTATTCCCGATTTTCGATGCGGTGAGATTCCTTCCTACACCCAGTTCGGAAGCCTTGATGGTAGTTTTTCCGAACTTGAAGCGGTAGCCATGCACCCTGCCTTGACCATTCTTGTCACGGATAAGCTCGATGTCATATCCCTTTGCCCTCAATCGGTCGGCATATTCATCCCAATCAAAGAACGGCATTGAACGCAGCACATCCATACAGGCTTTGGTCACCTCTGCAATGCGTTCCTGACGAATATCCATGGCATCCTTCCAACCATGACGCTGATTGATGGCTTTCGCAGCCATCACGGCACGCTCACCGATGAACTTCACATCATTGAGATTACCGTCCATGTCGATGCGGTTCACCACCAGATGCAGGTGGGGAATGCCACTCTTGGAGTCACGGTGAAGGGCGGCAAAATATTGTGAGTTGGCTATGTTGGTCGGCTTGACCGAAGTTGCAGCCTTGCCTTTCTTCTTGCCGATGTGGTTCACCTTGGAGATACCATCCATCTCACGAATGAACTCGTCAAGGAATCTTCTCCAGTCCTCCATAGTCCAGTTACGTGCCTCCTCCTCAGATGGGGAAAGCTCAAAGCGGATGGACGTCAGTTCGATGGGCTTCTTGGCATACCTCTGCTTGAACATGGACTGATGCAGCACCATCTCGTCCCACATGCCCATCGGCGGCAGACCCTCGCTGAGATGGTTGGTCTTGACGATGTCCGCGCGATTGTTTTTGGTTGCGTAATTGGTCATTGCCTGACCATGCTGAATTGCTGACGCTTTTGCTATCATAACATATCCAAGAATTTGTCTCTAATGCGGCTCAATTCCTCTATCAGGGTGTTGATGCCTTGAAGCCAACGTTCCATGAAGTCGGCTCTCTTGAAGAGTTTTAGTCTCTCGGTCTGTGGCAGGGCATGAAGCGCATTGCGCACATAAACCAGTTCAGACCTTGCCCCGATTAAGCCCTTCAAGGCTTCCTCCTGCTCTGCGGTCATGGGTAGGGATGGCTTGTGTCCGATGCCTAAGTCATGAAGATATGTGCTCTTGCTCCTGCCTGACAGTCGGGCATTATGTACTACCAAGTCGTAGTGTTCTTCTGTGAAACGAACGTCAATGTGTCTGGTCTTCGGAGGTCTCTTCTTTGAGGTTTTCTCCGTGTTGTTATTCTTGTCTTTTGTCATTGTAGATGGGGTTTATAAAGTTTATACTTGATATAACAGGACAGCCAATGTGAGCCTGCGAACATTCAAGAATGCCAGTAGGAAGCGGTGGGCGAAGCGAAACCGTCTGACACTGGTACTTCTTGTTTAGACCTCCGAAAAAAAACTACGGCTAATAGAGGTAGCGGCTTCTGGATAGCTTGCCTGTCGGGAACGTCAATAGTCGAAATAAGGGAAAAGTAGAGATGACATCATGAGTGACTTGGGGTGATATGCGCGCCATGTCTCTCCGTGTGATCCTCGCATCGTCCTTCATGGGGCGGTGGCTGCAAGAGGTTGCCCTCGTCATCATAGACAGGAGACGGCAGCAACTCAATGGGTGATGCCCCTTCTCCTTGATTGCAGTCATCTTCTGACGGCTGTCCAACCTCATACTCAAAATGGTCATCACCTTCCTTTTCCCTTTGTTTGAAGTCTTGTGGTATCGGAGAAGGATCTGAAAGTCCATCCCCGATAACATGAGAATTAACGAAAGGGGAAGAGGTATTATAAGAGGCAGGAACATGGGGCTGCAGAATGTCAGTAGTGGCAGGATTGACGCTGCTGTCTTTCTGCTGACCTATGCCATTGGAAAGATTGCCTTCCGAAGAGCAAGCGGTATCGGATGGGACATTGGACACCGATTCCTCTTGGGTGGCGGAAGTCACGGATTGACGGTTGTAGAAGGGGTTCTTGATGGCTTCCTTGATGCCGTCAACGTACCAGAAGGCGATGCATAGTATCGTATGTATGGAGGTGCGGTTGTTCCTCTCGGTTGAGAGGATGCCCACCTGATTGAACAGTTCCACCACCTTTGCCGCTGTCTTGCGGTCACACTTCCAAAGGGCAGACAGCTCAACGGTAGAGATGGCAAACTGCCCGATGGAGAGAGAAGCGGAGAAGCCTGTCTTCAGATAAACACTTGGCTTGGTGGATGCCATTGATACAAAAGTGCCGAAGGCGGTCATGCGGTGGAAGCCCTGCCTGTCATCCTTCAAGAAATCGAGCTGTTCCTTGGTCAGCAGGATTCCGTATTTTATGCTTTGGTTACTCATCTTGAAAAACTGATTATTAGTGAAACGGATTACTCAGCAAAGAAAGAATGAATAGTTTCTCTTTCCCCTTTCGTAAAAAGTAGATTACATGATTCTCTTATCCGTCATGCCATTCTTCCCCATCAGGATTTTTCTCGCCCTTGACCCTCTTCATGGAGGCAGGCTTGTTCTTCTTGCTTTTCTGCAACATTGCCAGATGAGCCTCGAAGTCTGCCTGTTCCTCCTGGGTCGATTCGTAAGGCTTGTCCCATGAGCCACCTGCCTCAATCCATTTTATCAGCTGGTCTTTGAAGAAGTAGAGCGTGTTCCCTCTCTTGTAGAAAGGAATGCGCCTTTCAGATGTGTAAGCATAAAGCGATGAGACTTTCTTTCGGACGAAGGCACTTGCCTCTCTGATGTCCATAAGAACATGGTCATTCTCGCTCGGAGCATTGCCTATTCTCTGACCAATGTCATCAAGACGAGTCATCATCGTATTGACCTTTGTCAGAAGTTCGCCAACTGCACTGGGCAGTTGGTCGAACGATAATGATTTGTTTTCTTCCATTTGTTATCCTGATTATGTTTTTCACTTATGTCTGGTCACTCTCTTCCTTTGTTGGTATTTTGAGCGAGATACGTTCTGCCGCATCACGTTTGAGTTCGTCCACCACATCGGCATACACCTGAGTAGTGGCAAGATTGCTATGGGTAAGCAGCTTGCTCACGGTGTAGATGTCCGTTCCCTCTGCCAACTGCAAGGTGGCAAAGGTATGACGGAAGCAGTGGAAGGTGATGTGTTTCTCGATGCCGGAAGCCTTTATCCACGGTTTGAGATACAATGCCACTGTACTGTTCGTGAGATTCTTGAACACCTGTCCAGTGCTTCGCTCGCCACAGAGCTGCAAAGCCTCTTCGCTGATAGGCAGGATTGCAGCGGTGGAAGTCTTCTTTGTGATAATGTCCATTCCCCAGCCGCCATCAGCCAACTTGACGATATTCTCCCACTGGAGTCTGATGCAGTCAGAAAGGCGAAGACCTGTAAGGCAGGAGAAGAGACCTGCACGGCGAAGGACATCACTCTTGCAAGGAGTCTGAGACAACTGCAACAACTCTTCCTTGGTGAGGAACTGCCGCTTGTTGCCATGAGCCTTGGCACGCACAAGTTTCTTGGCGATATTCTCTTTGAGCAGTCCGTCCTCGTATGCGATGGCAAGGATGCACTTCAACTTGGTAAGGTTGTTGTTGGCTGTTGTTCCCATCATGCGCTTGCCGTTGTGCATACAGGCATCCGACAACAGGTAGTCGAGGAATCCCTGGCAGTACGGAACGGTAAGGTCGCAGAAGCGGCACTCGCCATGCGTGTAATTGTGGAAGTGCATGTAGGCGGTTGCCCAGTTCTGGCTGCTGCCACGCTCAATCATGAGGTTCTTGAAATATTCCAAGAAGCTCTCCTTGCCCTTGTTGCGGTCGAGGAAGCCATACTCCTCATTGATGATGGACTCAGTCCTGCGGCACTTGATGATTTCCGCTTTCTGAATCATACTTTTGTTGTACTCCTGCTGAAAGCGTTCAACAGGGTTGGTGTAGATGTAAAGACCAAGGTACTCCCTGCGTGAGAGCTTGCCTGTCTTCGGGTTGCGGATTGGAGGATAGAAATCCAGATAGAGGGAAGTCTGTCCGTTCTTGATAGGTCGTTTCCGCACGGTGACCTTTGTACAAATGTTCGTCATATTGTTATTCTTTTATTATTCTTACCGATGTGTATCTGTGGATGCGAATAGCCATGGTCGCAACGCTTTAACTCTCAAATCCGATGCAAAGTTAGATTGCCGTGAAAAGAGAAAAGCAAAGATGGCTTCAAATACAGCCAGAATTTAACCTGAATTTGCTTTTGAGTATGATTTTACGCTCAAAATCAGACTAAAAGCAGGTATTGGATGCGTTTTTTGTCTTATATCCGTTACTCTGCGTTGTGGGTTTGTTTCGACCGACATGGATGGGTGCTGCATAGCAATTGCAACGGCATGGGTCGTATATGAGTTTGTTTGAACCATCTCTTGACTTGTGTCTCACTTCCGTTTTGCCTTGGTCGTAGTACTGCTTTTCTCTGCCTTCTTGCGTGCAGCCTCCCAGTCTGCTTTCAGATAGTAGTTGGCTCTTCCGCCTTTGAACTTTCGGATTCTCACTCCATGGGTCTCCGCAAATCTGCGTACCTGTGTCTTGCCTAATCCGTAGAGTTTCATGATGTCGAAGCAGGTGTACCAGTCATCGGAAATGTTCTTACCCTGTTCTTCATTATAAAGCCCGATAACCCTTTCCACGTCTTCTTTCTTGAAGCAGGTCGTTCCCCATGCGTGAACTGACTGGAGTTGGTAACGATTGCGGACTTCATAGAATCTTCCATACTTGATATTAAAGGTGCTCAACACCTCTGCCATTGTGTAATGGGTGTCGTGGGTTACTCCATCAGGTGCTCTTTCACCAGCCCTGGGAGTCTTGCGACACTTTGCCAACTTGTTGACTGAGCCAGTCTCGGCATCTTTTAGCCTCTGTGCTTTCTTGGACGTTGCTCCTTCTAACGATAGGGAAGAAGGGAGAACCACCTGATAACCTTGTCCCTTGGCTATTTCAAGAAGGTCTTGCAAATAGATCCTGGTCATGCGTGTACCGAAATTTACGGCTCTTAGCCTGCCTTGACGAATAAGACTGCGTACTGTCTTGACGCTGATGCTTACTGCCTGCGCTGTTTCCTCTACGGACATCAGCACGATTGGAATGCGAGTTGTAGTATTCATTTTTACCGTTATTTTTGAATTTTGCAGTGACTCATGGGGGATGGTCCTTGACGGAAACTTTTAAGAGGAAACAAGGGGAAATAAGAGGAAATAAGAACCCTCATTAAGAACCGTGTGTCCCTCTGCCCATGGTACAACCGTGGTACAAAATTACTATAAACGGATGAAACTCGCAATAGGCGGTTGGAGCGTTATGTTAATGAATATGTATTGAAAATGAGCTATTTATGACGTTTCTCTAAGTTTTGTTTGGAGTTCTTTTCGATGCGTTTTAGTCCATATGACATGCATGTGGAAGGACTTGCCGGAACCGGAAGGGCCGATACAGAAGAAGTTGGCATTGTCCGTCATTTTCTTCTTGCCTTCCTTGCCGGTAATGTCAATGCATACAGGCAGTCCCTGACGGTCGGTGTCGTATGTAGTCAGCGGTGTATCCTCAGACTCCTTCAGATGCTCCTTGAAGAAAAAGCAAAGTGCAGCATCCGAAAGCGTCAGGAACAGGTCATAGTCCGGGTTGAAGGCATAGCCGTTACCGGGAAAACTGTCCATGAAAAGCTCCAGCTGGTTGTAGGCCGTCCTTGACGGCATGATGCCGCACTCGTACAGCTTTGTCTCTAGAAAGGAAGTTACCGGAGTAACCTTGTCAGGCGGACAGCTCACCAGAATGTTGAAGTTGCAGTACACAAGCATGGTACTGTCAACGGCCAGCCTGTCCAGCACTTCCTCAATGTCGGCCTTTGCAATACGGTTGCTCGGGTCCGGCATGGAACCATGACGCTTCGCCTTGGCCTGTAGCTTGCGCAGCAGCTTCCTCTGTCCCGGTATCTGAATGACCTGGTTGAACACCACACAGTCCGAGTAGGGGACGCCGGTCAGGAAAGAAAGCAGGTCTGTTGCGATACCGTAGCCGTTGATGTTCATCTGCGTGTACGGCTTTACCATGGAAGGCAGGTTTATCTCGTCAATATCCACCAGCGGATAAGAACGGATGATACGGTCACCTGTCCTGAGATATTCGTCCGAAGCCTTGAAGTTGGTCATCGAGAACGGTCCGTGCCGGAACTGGAATGCCATGAAACGGTGGCAGTATTCGCTGACTTCCTCCTTGCCGAGTTTTCTGTGCCGGATATGCTTCTCTGTCAGAATATCATCCGTCTTTGATACCTTGGCATGGAAATCGAGCCATCTCTTCGGGTCATACTGGATGAACTGGCTTCTCTGAGCCTCCTGGGTGAGGATAAGAAAAGTCCTTATCTCTGTGAACTCCCTTCCCTCGAAGTATCTGAAATAACTCCTTGTCAGGAACTCCGCATCGTCCGGCACGTCATGGTGATATGCCTGTCTGCACAGAATATCCTGCTTCTGCAGTGCATATCCCTCACCGATAGTCTGAAGGATATTGGATAGCACGTCATGAAACAGCATGTACTGCTGCGCATCCGTACAGAGCTGCTGGACCGGATTGGTTATCTCGAAGATAACTGACGGCTCGCCTCTGGCCGAGAACAGCACGACATTGCCGTCCGTCTCCTCCAGCTGCGCATAGAGTCCGTCAAATATTCTTTTCCTTTTGTGTGCCATACTGTATAAAGTGATTTACTGTTCTTTTCTCAGGCTTCTGTAGATATAGATGCCTCTTGCCCTTTTCTTGTTGTGGAGTCCTCCACGCTGCTTGATGTAGATGGTTATCAGTCCTACCAGTGCCATGACCATCATGGCTATGAACCCTGCAACCTTTCCCAAAGCGATTGAGAAACCGATGAAGCCTACGAATGATACGCCTATGGCTGCCGCTGCCAGAGTAAGGAAACGGCCGCGTATGCCCATAAACTCCAGCGGCTTCTGCAATCCCTTGAACACAGGGTATCCTTCCTGATTCATTGTCATGTCGGGTAAGGATTACTGGAAGAACAGCGGAAGAGCTTCCGAAAGTGCGATGAAAGCGATACAGCCTCCGATAGTAAGCATGATGGTCTTCTTCACGTCCTGGTCTCCGTTCTGCATCTTGAAGTAGACGTTGAAGGCACCGACCAGAACGATAACGGCAGCAATGGCCTTCATCAGGTTCGATACCGGAGTCTGGTAGGAACTGACTTCCTGTGTGGCCTTGGTAAAACCTGCTGCACCCTTGCTTCCTGCCATTACGTTTGATGTGGAAATAACGAGTGCTATGGCCGCCATCACGCTCTTCTGTGCAAAACTTGAACCGATGAAACGCTCCGTAAGATTCCGGGCATTTTTCTTTATTATCTGCATTTCTGAATAATGTTAAAGGATTTCATCGCCAAAGAAACAGATGTCACTAAAGGAACGGTATATATATCAGGCATTCTCACAGCTGAAGATAACGGCACCGAGGTCACTGGTACCGGTCTCTACCAGCCGGTTTATTTCCTGAATGATATTCTCAACCAGAATGCCGTCAGTCATGATGGCCTCCCGGTAAACGTGTCTGGGAGATTCTGATTTGGATGCAGATTTTTCTGTACTGTCAGAATCACTATTTTCATTCTCAGCTCCGGGATTCTCTATATTATTCTCTTCCTGATTCTCTTCTTTGGATTCAGGTCCATCCCGGTTTATCCTTATCGGCTTGAAGCTTCGTGCCTCTTCCGATATGTCTATGTCCTCTTCTTTATGGCTGTCCTGCTCGGCATTCTGTGCGGCCTTTGCCCTCTGGAAGTCCATGAAAATCATTGCCGCATAGTAGAATACCATTGCCACGAAGAGAAGGAATACTATCTGTCCGTACTGCATGGCTGTTGTAATATGATATTGGATGAAAGAGCAGAACTGTCCTCCGGAAGCGGAAGGATATGCAGTCCCAGTCTGATGCCCCGGCTTTCCAGACGTTCCCTGCGTTCCGTACTGCCGGTATAATAAATCACGTTGTGTTCCTCACTGATGATGTATCCGTTTGACTTCATGTTTGAGCGTACCCTTACCTTTGCCCTGTTTGAAATGACACGGATACCGGTTATGGGTTCCAGTCCGAAGACGATACGCCGTCTTTCCCTCTTTACCATCTGAGTACGGATACGTGAGGAAATCAGGTGCTTTTCTTCACTGCTGCGCTTCAGTCCGATTGCAGCGGCTATGCGTCCGACACTCATCCGGGTAATGTCGAGAGCTTTCCCTATCTCAGAGAAGGAACACTCCTGAAAGTGGTTTCTGATATAGTCGGCACGCTCCATCCATCTGGATTTGGCCATTTTTACAAGTCCAAGTTCACGGGCTTTCAGCTTGACGGTCGATTCGCTCAGATTAAGAACGGCAGCTGTATAGGCTGTGGTCTCTACCGGATACAGTTCGACAAGAGCGGCCAGCATCCTGTCGGTCCAGTCTGTCTTTTTCATATCCTACAGATTATAACTGTTAAACAAAGATTTCTTTTCCCTTCTGTATTCTGCCAGACGTGGCAGATATGACTTGAAGAATGCCCTTACGATGGCATTCACCAGGTCAGAGCGGCATCTGCCATGTATATCGCAGTCATCCAGTGAATCCGCAAGGTCACGGTCAAGCTTGCAGACAAGTCTTTCTGTTTTGTCCGTTTTGGAATCGTCCGATTGAAGGTATTCCATGAAGTCATCCCAGCATCCTGTATCCGAAAGGGAAACAGCAGTATCCTTTTCCTGTGCTTCATTATTATTTTCATTTTGCTCAACCTGTGTTCCTGCGGTATCTTGCGTCAATATAAGTTCTGAATCATTGATGCCTCTTGTCAGGTCATCTATTTCCGGTATATCCTTACTCATAGTGCTATGGTTATTGAAGTTTACTGATTATTCTGGTTCTTTATTCTGATTGCAGTTGCCATTTTCTGAAGATTTGGTTTCAGATTGGCCGGTAATGTCCTGTGAAGATTCATCAGACGGCTGTGCCTTCTTTTTCTTCTTAGGCTTGGGATTCAGATTTTCCGTCAGCTGTATGCCTTTGAGTTCTTTTTCCCTTATCGGATGAAGTGTATCGAAGATACTCTGATAGACCTTGTCAAAGACCGGTGTAACGATAGCGGCCTGCATATCCAGTGCCGCCATAGTACTGAACCGTTCCATATCAGCACGTTTTGGAATCTTCGCAGTGACGTATCCATAGTTGGAGAAAGTATCCCTTGCATTGTCCCAGATAAGCAGTTCGGAACGCTTGCCGATTCTTCCGTCATTCAGATTGGGAATGATGAAGAGTCTGGCTTTCATCCTTTCACCGACAGCCTTTTTCAGCCGGTCAACAAACATGAGGAAACTGGCCGTGGACGGAACGGTTACCAGGTCATAATGAAATGGAACTATGATGATATCCGAGTTGACGAACATGGGTATCAGTCCTTCCGCTTTCAGACTGCTCGGTGTGTCCATCAGAACAATGTCAATTTCAGGATCATTGTGCAGCTTCTCCATAAGGGAAGTCATCATCGCCTTGTCATTGGCTTCGTATGCCCATACCTCATATGGCATTTCCTGTTCGCCGTATTTTCTGATGTCGGCTTTTCGGCACTTCATGATGGAGTGCTGGAAGTCGCAGTCTATCACCACAACCCTTACACCCTTTGTCACCAGATAGTTGGCAAAGGTGACGCAGAGTGTAGTCTTTCCAACGCCTCCCTTCTGATTGGCGAATGTCACTATAACCGGAGTTTGTATCATTTCAAGTATTGATTGATTTTGTGACAAATGTATTAACCAAAGTATTCAGATAAGAAATGCGCAACACAATTGTTAATTAGGTTATTTAAACCTATGTTATTTGGTATACTATTATTATCTACCAAAGTGTTTTTGACTAAAAATGTTACAATTAAAAATCATTTATTAGTATTATATGAAACAATGCACTAAATTTGTAATATTCAGTTTTTAAAAGGGAGTATAAATATGTATATTTCAAAAGTATCATTAGTGAATTATCGCAATTTTGAGAATTCATTTTTCCTTTTCAATAAAGGAATAAATACTATAATTGGAGAAAATGCATCTGGTAAGACCAATTTATTCAGGGCTATTCGTCTTATATTGGATGATAACTTATTATCTTCTGCATATAAACTTAATGAAAACGATTTCAATAGAAATTTGATAAATTGGAAAGGAAGATGGATTATAATAAGTTTGGAGTTCAGTGAAATATCAAATGAAGAAGCTATCCAAGCTTTATTCGTTTATGGAAGTGGAGTCATAGCAGATGATAAAGTTAAAAAGGCAACTTATAATTTATTTTTTAGGCCTAAGTCTGAAATCAGAAAACAACTTTCAGAATTAAAAAAAGGAGATCATGATGGCTTAAAAAGTATTTTAGATAAAATTACTATTAATGATTATGAGACGGTTTTTACAGGGAAGAGTACGGTTGATTTTAATGATAAAAATGTACAAAATGAATTGATGGGAGACTTTGAAAACGTAATTTTCAATTATGAGATAGATGATTCAAAGTTTGGAGGTTGTATCCCTCATCAATTATCTGTTAGGAAAGAAGTTTCATTTACTTTCATTAAGGCATTGCGAGATGTTGTATCAGACTTCCAAGATAATAAAAAAAATCCTTTATTGACACTTCTAAAAAGTAAAAGTGAAGAGTTAAATGATGATGATTCAGAGGTAATATCAAAAAAAGTAAAAGATTTAAATGAAACGATAGAAAACTTAAATGATATTAAGGAAATTACTAATAATATTTCCGAAACAATAAAAGAGGCTGTTGGTACAACTTACTCTCCTTCTTCATTGTCTATAAAATCCAATCTTCCTAATGAGACCGAAAAATTATTTCATGCATTAAAATTGTTTATCGGAGAACCGGAAGAAGATTATGAAGGTAGTATTCATGAATTAAGTTTAGGTGGGGCTAATTTAATATACCTAACATTGAAACTTCTAGAGTATAAATATAGAAAAGAGAAAGATCGGATTGCAAACTTTCTTCTAATAGAAGAGCCTGAAGCACATATTCATACACATATACAGAAGGCTTTATTTGATAAAATAGAATATGAAGATACACAAATTATTTATTCAACGCATTCCACTCATATTTCGGAGGTTTCAAATATCTCAAATATGAATATTATAAATAGGTTTAAAAATTATTCTGAAGTTTATCAACCATTTATAGGTCTAAAAAATGAAGAAAGAATGCATATACAAAGGTTTTTAGATGCCATAAGGTGTAATATTCTATTTGCAAAAAGTGTTATCTTAGTAGAGGGAGATGCTGAAGAAATACTTATTCCAATTATGGTAAAGAAAACGTTAGGAATTAGTCTTGATGAATTAGGAATAAGTTTAATTAATGTTAGAAGTACTGGTTTTGAGAATCTTGCACTGTTATTTCATAATCAAAGAATAAAGAAAAGATGTGCCATTATTACAGATTTAGATAGATCTATAACTGGAAAAGTTACCAAGGCTCATAAATTAGGATTAAGTAGAAAAGAAAAGTTGAGAGGCCTAAAAAAAGGAGCAAGTGGATTGGCTCATTTTTTGCTGAACATACATTCGAGATAGAATTTATAAAGGCTGGAAATGTTGATGCAATCTTGTCAACTATTAAAGATGTTTATGTTGACAATGCTACAATTAAAATATCCGAAGAAGATATAAAGTCTGATGACATAAAGAAATATGGAAAACGGATTCTAACGATGGCTGAAAATAAGGGTAAAGGGTGGTATGCAATACTTCTAAGTAAGTATATAACTCCATCTATATGTATTCCTAAATATATATTAGATGCTATTGTATTTGCAAAATCTAAATTTTCAAACGAATTAATTGTTCAAATGCTAGAATATGTATTAGATACATATAATGAAGATGAAGAAATTGATAATCTTAAAAACGAATTAAAATCGTATAATGAAGGACGTACTTCTTTTGACGATATTAAGAAAACTTTAAAAAAAGTATTGAATAAAAATGAGCCAATATTATATATATTAAATCAACTATAGATATGTTTGTTTGGGGAAAGAATGATTTGAATCCAGAGCAGGAAAAGGCTATATATAATGAAAACAGTATCTTATTAATAGCATGTCCAGGGAGTGGAAAAACAAGAACAATAACGTATAAGATAGCTTATGAACTTTCTAAATTAGAATCCAATAAACAGTATATTATTGCTATCACATATACAAATCGTGCTGCAGATGAAATAAAAGAACGAATAGAATTATTGGGGGTAGATACTGAACAACTATGGATTGGAACTATTCATTCATTCTGTGTTGAATGGATTCTTAAACCGTACCATATGTATATAGAAGAACTAAAATTTGGATATGATATTATTAATACTAATGATACTGAGAATTATCTAGTGTCTTTATGTGACTCATATTCAACACCGAAGAAAAAAATTACATATTGGGATTGTCTTTGTTATTGCTTCACATCGGAAGGCTTGAAGATAAATTGCACCAAATCTACAATAAAAAAGACTGTAGAATCAATTATCTGTGATTACTATCAGATTTTAAAAGAAAAGCATGAAATAGATTATGAATTAATATTATATTATTCATATTGTCTTTTGAAAGAAAATCAAAGTATATGTAAGACTCTGTCTAATATTTTTCCTTATATTTTAATTGATGAATATCAAGATACAAAAGAATTGCAGTATGTGATTTTAGGTGCAATTTTAAAAACCGGAAAAGATAATAAAGCTTTTATTGTTGGTGATCCGAATCAATCTATATATGGTAATTTAGGAGGTTTTCCAATGGATAAAGCTCAATTGGAAAATGTAACGGGATTATATTATGACGAATTATCATTAAGCTATAATTATAGATCATCATCTCTTCTTGTATCATATTTTGATTATTTTAAAACTTATGCAAACAAAATAGAGGCTGTTGGAAAAACGAAGGACTACCAAAGCGTTATTAGTTATAATAAGACTGTTTCAGTTGAAGATTTAGAAAATGAAATAGTTCGTATAATTAAAACAAATATTGATGAATATCGTATTTCTCCGAATGAAATATGTATACTTGCACCCCAATGGATTCATTTATCAGGTTTAACTAGAAATTTAATGGCACGCTTACCTCAATATAGTTTTGATGGGCCCGGCATGGCACCATTTGCACGTGATATTGATAATTTTTGGTATAAATTATCACGTATTATATTAACAGACTCTACTCCGGGTTTATATATCAGAAGATTACGTTGGGCAAGTGAAATAGTAACAAACCTTTTATCAATTGGAGTAACAAATATTGATTTATCTGCCAAACAAATATTATATATTTGTAATAGCATATCAATAAACGAACAAGATGGTTTGGAGTATCTAAAAAAATTTTTCGATGCATTTCTTGAAAGAGTCAATATTGACATTAATCAGAATAAATATTTAAAAATGCATTATGATGCTTTTTTTGATAGCTCTGAAAAACGTATTGATAGTTTAAAAAAGAAAGGTGCAGAGTTTATAATGCACATTGATGCATTTAGAAAAGTCTTTCAACAAAAAAAAGGAATTACTATCTCAACAAACCATGGGGTAAAAGGAGCAGAATTTGATACAGTAATAGCTTTTGGACTGTTAGATGGCTATGTTCCACATTTTAGTGAGTCAAATAAGGAAGAGAGTGCTAAACGAATATTGTATGTTATTGCTTCAAGAGCAAGGAAAAACTTATATTTAATATCTGAGCAAGGTCGAAATAAAACTCCAACTCCCATACTTAGTAAATATGGATATAAATATAAGTAAATATTTGTGGTAGTCTAAATAATATAATGGGGTTCACCTTAAAATCTTAAAATTAAATAAAAAAAATAGAGGGCTGTCACCCCTCTATGCGCTATTTACCTTTTAGTAGGTAAACTTCTACAATGTTCTCTCACGTATTCCAGTTTGCCAAATCGGAACCTCTAGTAAGAACGAACATGTACAGGCTTGCCACATGAGCACTGGACTGTTATCATTTTTTGAGACAGAGCCCAACCCTAACAGTTCAAAAAGTTGAGATGTCTTTTTATACTTTTATTCATATATTTAACCTTGTCATTTTTACATTGTATCTTGTTTGGCTTATACAATGGATGGCAAGGAAGACAAAGGTAATTATATATATTGAAATGGGAAAATGTATTGATGATTAATATTTTTAGTGTTTTTGATTATCTTTTTATTGAACGTTCATCATCAACATTATCATAGTTACCTTTCTGACCAACTTCCCACTCACGTTTCTCACTATGACTGCCACCACCTGCATCACGCAGCTTGGCTTTGCCAGAGAAGCGTGAAGTAGGTTTTGTTGGTTGTTGGGGTTTATATCGTTCAATTTGCTTCATCCGCTGTTCCTTTAACCGTTGAAGATTAAAGTTCTCTTCAGTAAGGTTTATAATGATATGCTGCTTGAAGTTGATGGCATAAGTTGCATCCTCATCATGACAGATAGTAAAACCTTCTTCATGCAGTTGCCTTCTGATAGAGGTTACTGTTTCATCATTGAATATCTCACGCAAACGGTTTACAGCATCAGTATGATATTGTGTTCTTTCCGGAGATATATCTACTAAATCTGTCCGGGAAACCTTAAATATCTTACAAAGCAAATCCCGTTCAGCCTCAGTAGCCGGACTGAACATTTCTACCATAGCTATACGGTTATTACGGTCAATTGCTTCTGCCATAAAAGGTTTCAACGGACGGCTTTGGTCATCAAAATAGATGATACCTTTCTTGATATAGGCACGCTGCTTCCTGATTTTACTGTATATTTCACCCTGGGTAATCTTCGGATTGAGTGTTAGTAACCGGTCAATATAGTCCTCAATCCGATTGAACCGTTCTTCAGGAGTAGTAAAGTCCAGAAACTCCTCTACAGCCAGTACTCTTGCACCATGAATGACGGTCTTGTTTGCATGATCAACGAGCATATATCCGTATGGAGCATCCTTCTTGCCGAAGAACACAATGTCAATACCGAACTTCGTTTTCAGTTCCTTCTGCAGTTCCTCCTTGTTGGAACTTACATCACGGTATTTCTTTAATATGCTTCTAAGCTGACGGCAACGTGTCCTTTCCCGATAACCGCTCTTGAAAAGACTTTCTATTTCAGTAAAAGGAATTTCCTTCTGAACCTTTCCACCATGCTTGACGAATACATTCCCTTCTTTCTGATAGACCTCATATCCCATGGAAACCATTATTGCCTTGAACTGGGCAAATGAAGAGAATGTGTACTGCTTGGACAAATTAATGTCATCTTCCGTTTTTTTCTTCCTGTCATTCCCAAGAATGCGGTCAATGACTTCCTGAGAACGTCTGCGCTCATGGCTGTGCTGAATCTTTCTTCCATCAGGTGCCACTCTCGAAGTGATGATATGAAGATGGGTATTCTCCGTGTCATAATGGGAGTAAACAAGCAACGGCTGACCGGATTCTCCGTATCCCATTTCCTTGAGATACTGGTGTGCAAAATCCAACAATTCTTCTTCCGACATGTCGTGACCCTTACATGATATGGCCACATGAAACTGCGGTTTCCTGATTCTGCTGTTCTGTGAACTGTACTTCTGGAGATAACCGACTAGCTCACTCGGGGTAGGTTTGTGAAATGTTCCGAGTGAACCGAAATTCTGAATCTCGATAAGCCGTGCAACACCTTTCGAGACTTTATGTTCATTATATCCTACAGCATGGAAGTTAGAGCTTCCCGGTAATATGGTTGCTATCATATTGAATTCTAATAATCATGGTTTATGTGACTGAGTATCCGAAATACTTCAAGCTCATTAATCTATGGTTACACAATAATAATATCTGAAATGATTGAATACCGTGTAATCTGCAATTCAGATTCTGACAGCTTTCTGTGTCAGAGAATCAAGGTCTTTCTTTATTCGGTTCAATGTTTCCTGAGTTTCAAGGATAACAGGTAACAGAACTTCCTGAATATAGCTGGGAGCGAGTAACCCGGCTACCGCAAGTTCATTGGCACGTTTAACTGACTGATTAAGGTTTCCTCCTGCCCAGGAAAGTTCATTCTGATATTTTCGGTAAAACAACCCCAAATCATTCATCAGTTCGAGCTGCCTTTTGGTTCCGATATTTGAATACTCTGCCAGTGCAGAGCGTATATAATGACTCACGGATGAATAGGAGGCAGATTTCTCCTTAAACTGTTGTACTTCCTCCGGTGTCATTCTGACCTTGATGTACTTGGTTCTCTGATTCTTCATACTTGGATACATTGGTGGTTAGGTTTCCCGGACCTTCTTTCGCCATGCGAAACAGCGGCCAGCCGCTCCGATGCGCCAGCATTCGGCAAGTTACTTTTGTGAGTACGAAACGGAGTTTTGTGGCCACAAAAGTACAACTTGCTTGGAAAACTCTGCACAGCAGAACGATGCCTTCCGGGAATGATTATTACACCCAAATTTACCGGAGAAAGCCGTTGCAAACCGAAATCTGCAACACAATTCTTTGGAGGCATATTCCGGCTTACCATGTGCTGTAGCATCAGGTTGTCCTGGAATATCCACATAGCAGAATATTGTTGTATAGAATCCTAGAACCTATCAAGCCAATATCAGTGTGTTCTGAAATAGATGCTACAAGCATTATTCAATCATAGAACCATACAAATCGCAGTAATCAGTAATCAATGCTTCGTTATTTATGGTTGGATAAACCAAAGTTTCAAAAACACTGAAGATGTAGTTATATGGGATAGATGGCTATTGTTCTCATAAAAACTATATCCAATATAATATGTAGTTCCGATACCATGATAGTATGGTAAAAGTAACCTGATTGTCTCAGTACCTGGAATTCCAATAAAAGGGAAAATGAAATCTTGTAGCTGATTCAGCTGATGAAATGGCTATCGGGAAACCTTATTTTATCTGAACTATATTGCAAAAATATTCAGATGGAATAACCCTGTATTCAGAGTCTGGAGACACCTTATCACCATAGTGATATAACACTGATAATCAGTAGAAAATCTACTCGAATAACAAGAAAATAGTGTTGCGTAAATTTCTGTATCTCATTGATTTTTAGTATATTTATATAATTAATAAGCTCTTATATTCATTAAATACTACACATTATGTTTGAATTGCTGTTGATTATATATCTGTTGCCGGTACTTATTATCGGTATGTTGCTCCTGAAGCTGGTATTCTGGCTTTTGAAGATTGCCATACGTCTGGCAGTCTGGTTGGTAAAAAAGGCTTTCATCCTTATATGGAAGCTTATCGTACTTGTCTTTGCCATACTTATAGGCTGTGATGTCATGCCCTGGAATCAACCGGACAAATAGAAAGGAACCGCACCAATATGAGAAATGGTACGGTTCTGAAACAAATGGGCTGATTTCCCCTATATGTTCAAATTTAGAATCCCTTGCCTTTGCTTCTGACATATACTGCTTCTTTTTGAGAATCACAGTTTGTCAATCGGAACTGTACATTACATCCTATGGGGATGTCATTAGGAAGTTGATTGGCAAGTGCTGAAATGACATCATCAACGGTATCAAAACCTATGTCTGTAACTTCGGCAATAACTTCGCCTTTGAAATATGCTCTTCCATATATCATCATCTTTTTTGTAATACGAAACATTTTCTCTGCAGGTGATTCAAAGTTACGAACCAAACTCTGTTTACTGTTTTTATTACTGAAAAATATGAAGTCTATGATTTTTGCATTAAGTTCCCATGCTGGAGTAAAGTCTATTTTTACATAGCCTCTTGTTATATTAAATCCATGGCTATGGTTCATACCAAATGCTACCTCATACATATTTGCTCCACAATCGTTTTGAGCAATGGTTGCCCAGGTATGACGAAACGTATAAAAGCAATAATATTCCTCCTTGGACATTCCCATATCTTGGCATATTCGCCTGATTCCCATATTTATATTGGCATTGAAACTATCGGAATTACTATAACGACTATGAAAATTAAACAGATATTCATCTGTCTGGTCCGTAGATAGATATTTATTAAATGTATCCTGTATAAACGGTTCAATACGAATCTCCATGTATGCTTCATCCCTACGACTATGTCTTGTTTTCGCTCTCTTATATCCTATAATACCATTTTTATAATCTTTCTTTTTCAGTTCGTAAAGGTCTATCGTGTTAATACCACCCATACACAATGAAAGCAGGGCTATATCTCTGCCGAGTTCAGGAAGGGGAGATACCATTTTACTTTGTGGCAGAGGACGATTAAAGAATTCACGACAAGCTTCTGCACTGATTGCTCTTTTCAGTGTATTGTCTGATTTTGGGATTATAATTTTTAGCCATGGATTGTATTTTATACGCAAAATACCACGTTCTTCGTCATTCAATTCTATGATTGCTTTCTTAAAAATCTGTCTGATGCAAGTGGGATACATTTCTTTTGCTCTGCTGGTCTTATACAATGTGTCAATCCATTGTGTTAAAACAGAAGTCGTAAGAATGCTAAACATGATTTTGGTAGTACCTATATACCGTTCTAAATGATTGACTGCAAGTTTATAGTTTTTAGCATTACGTTCATGCCCTTCAGATTCCATCTTCGAAATAAACTTTCTCGCATAATCACTGAAGCATGTCTCTTCATCATTTTTGTGAAGGAATTCTATGACATCCTTAAGTTCCCAAAATGTAGCGTCAACACGATTCAGTTTGTCTGTATATTGGCGTATGATTATGGCACAATATTCATTCACTACCGGATCTGTTAACTCACCACTACTGGTTATATGAGCCGGATCAATAATCTTGTTAGTCTTGATGTAACTTGTTTTGCGCTGATGTGTGACTCTAATGTAAACTGTATAGAATCCATCTGATCTTGGCTTTTTTACCGTTGCTTTGAATGTTGTCATACCTACTATATTTTAATGATAAAACAATGGGGAAAACTTTGGGGTAAACGGGGTAAACATGGCCATTTTTGGGGTAAACATAGAGTAAAACAAATACGTTTATTTGGCTCATTTTTTGCGGTCAAATGTACGAACCGTCTAAGCGCAAATCAGGCTGTAACTACCGTAAAACGGTGAATTACAGCCTGATATAAAAATAATATTTTTAAGAGATTATTCCTCTATTGCAGCCTGCGCCGCTGCCAAAATAAGATACTTTTCAATGAGTTATATAATACTTCTCAACAATATTCGTTTATTCAATTTCTTCGTATCTGTCTATTATGATTAATGTTTTCGTCCATTTATCGAAGAACTCGCCGCTACCAGTCTTGATATATTACCCATTTAAGGCAAATAGATAAGCCACAATCAACACAAATACGAAAAACGATACTTTTATCATCTTAAAGGTTTGAACGCTTTAAAACGGATTATTTACGTTCGTTCACCTGCTTTGATTTAATCAATTCGTTGTAGATTGTATGGGCAAACTCCCCTGTGAAATATTCTGCCCAATTCTGATAAGTTAGGCAAATACCGGTTCGAGGGTCTTCATAATCCATGGTTTCCCATATATCTTCCAATTCTGCATAAACCTCATTGGGATTATTCCCAAGAGCGTCCACCACTTCTTCGGAATAACAGTTTACCAATGTATCTATCCAATCTCCACAATTATCACAACCATCTTTGTAGATGGCTTCAAATGCGGCTTTTTTCAATTCATCCATAAAAGGCTCTGTTTTACAATATGGGTACTCTCCGTTCATTGCTTTTCTAATGTGCCGATATTTTTATGTTCAGGAGATAATTCTGTTAACCTACATTCGTTACCATCAAGCGCGGCTTCAAACATATAATCACTATTTGACAAAGTTATGCTTCTACCATTGCTTTTGCAGGAGAATACTCCCTTGTAATTTTCTGTCTCTGTATCTTGTTTGGAATATTTTTCTCCAATTGGCTCAGTACGTATTAGTGTAAATTTTTGAAGTTTACAATATGGATATCCGTTGACCGTAATAGCATTTTCTGATACTTCAATCACTCCGTAAGTTCCCTGCTTAAAAACATATTTATATACACAAGTTGCCTCAAACATTTTATCTGTTCTTTTTTCTGTTTTTATATACAGATCAGCTTCGGATTCTCGCATGATTAAGTCGTAAGTAGTTTCTGTCTTCACAGTGTAATCACCAGCTTCTATAGGCTCTCCTTTTCCTACTTCCACTTTTTCAAACTCAACATTATGCAATATGACATCAGAAAAAGAATCTTCCGGAGTAATAGCATCTATAGCCTCCATACTCAAAAATACACCCGAATAGCGTTCAGCGCCTTTCTCGTCATCTTCACTGCAAGCACATAACAGTAAAGAAGTAATAAGACATATTATTCCAACTATATATCTCATTTTTTTCCCTCTACTAACTTTTCATAAACCTTAATCAACCTCTCCTTTTCAGCCAACAATTCTTCCAAATGCTTCACTCGTTCTACAAGAATAGCATCTGTGCCTACAGACACGTTACCCATCATCGAAGCAGGACTAAAATCGCCGTTTGTTTCAACTGTATTATTTGATAGTCTTGATACTTCATCATCAAAAAAAATTCGTATGTCAGCTTTTAATAGAAAAGCAATCTTCTCTAAGTCTGCCGCTTGAATCTTATTGTTTCTAATGCATCTATGTAGATTTTGTTCGCTCATTCCAACATCAGCAGCAAGTTTCTTTAATCCACCACCTCTGTTTTCGCTCAATTTTCTAACAATTTCTAAATTCATGATTTACAGGAACTTGAATTAGTCGACTAATATTTAATTTCGCATACACTAAATTTTATGACGAAAATATTTGTTCGCCACGAATAGATATGTTAGCTTTGCACTATAAAGTTAAACAATAACCCATAAAAAACAAATAAAATGGCAGAAAATCAAGTAAAAGTACGTCCAACTTTAACGGATTTGGAAGTAGGTAAAGCGGTTACTTTCCCCATTGAAAAGACTAAGAGCGTCCGTTCTCAGGCTTCCGACCTCGGACTTATCCTGAATCGTAAGTACCAGACAGAAACGGACCGAGAAAAGCGTATCATAACAGTAATCAGAATATCGTAATTTGTAATCATCATGAACAAATTTGTAAATATTTCACAACTGATACTATCCTGCATCATGCTTTTTGCGGTGGTTGTCAGCATTGTGGCACATATCATACTTGGAAACATCGCATCGTTCATTGGCTATCTTGTATCAGCTGTATTCATCTTTCTCACATGGAAACTGGTACGTATATCATGGATGGAGTTTCAAAATGAAAACAAATAACCTCTTAACTTACAATATCATGTCTATCAATTTCAAAAAATTAAATTCTCAAATCAAGCCTCTTAAACCGGAAGCAAGACACGTGGGCTACATCTTTATTGCTACAGACAAGCAAAAGAGAGAAAGTCTGGTTGACTCTATTGCCAAGCCCGGTTCTAAACGTTCCCTAATAAAAGTGCTTACATATTTCATTAAAACCGATGAAAATTATCGTGCAGAGTATTCACTTTAATCCGTAATCCTATGCTCACTATTGATTTTCCCGATAAATCCGTTACTTATGACACTTTCGTCCGCGATGTAGCGTCCTCTGTAGTCCGTATGCTTGCCGATACACACAATGACCCCGAAATGGTCAGCCAGCGAAAAGCATACGCTATGTTTGGGCGTGGCAATGTGGATAGATGGCGCAAGCAGGGTAAAATAACCCCCTGCAAGCGTCCGGGCAAAGTTGAATACCGCACAATCGAACTGCGTACACTACAAAGGTTACAACAAGACTATTTCAAATGATAAGGGAGGATAGCTCAGCGGATAGAGCGGCGGTACGTACCCAAATGGCCAAGATGCAGCAGGACACAGGTTCAAATCCTGTTCCTCCCACTATTTTTTCACTATTAAAAATCAAAGTAGATGAAAGCAATTCAGCTAAAATCAATCACGCTTCGCAACTGGCGTGGAGAAAAAGAAAGGACAACACAGTTCCATACAGATGGCACTGTTACACGTATCTGTGGTCGTAACGGTCTCGGCAAGTCCAGGCACATGGATGCGTTCTGTTGGCTGCTTTTCGGCAAGGACAACAAAGACCGTAAAGACTTCAACTTGCGCACCACAGACGAAAAGGGCAATCCCCTACAGCATTGTGAATGCTCCGTAGAGGGAACATTAGTCGTTGATGGAACGGAAATTACCATCAAACGAGAGTATAAGGAGCAATGGGTCAAACCTCGTGGACAAGTAGAGGAAGTGTTCAAGGGGAATGTCACCGAATGCACATGGGACGGCGTACCTGTTCGTGTCAATGAGTATAAGGAACGGATAAATGCCGAAATCATTGATGAGAACCTTTTCAAGATGCTAACCAATACCGAGTATTTCCTATCGTTAAAACAAGATGTTCAACGTGAAGTGTTAATGTCCATTGCCGGAGCCAAAACAGACAACGAATTGGCGCAGGGAAATGCAGAATTTACCGCTCTCGTAGACATGTTGAGTGGCAAATCATTGGCGGATTATCGTCGGCAGATTGCCGCAGAGAAAAAACGTCTAAAAATGCAAGCGGATGAAATCAAGCCACGTATCGACCAAACGGACAAGATGAAACCAGAAGCCGAGGATTGGAACTCATTGGAAGAAATGCTCACCGACAAAAAGAAAGAGCTGGAAGAAATAAACGAACTTCTGCATTCTGAAGATGCTCGCAAGCAATCTGCCATCGATAAAAAAGCTGCGCTGAACCGTGAAAAACGGCAAATCGAACAGCAACAGAAGGATATTCTTGCCGCAGAAAGGAGAAGTCGTCAGGAGGAAGCCGATAAGCAGAACGAAACACGTAATGAAATCGAGAAAGAGTTGAAGAATATTCATTCCGAACGATCGGATTGCAATATAGACATTACCCGTGCAAAAGAACGCATCAAGTATTTGAACGAAGAAATAACTGGAACAACAAGCAGACTTGAAGAATTACGTTCCGAATGGGCATCCATTCGTGCCACACAGTACACCGGTGATAATATCTGTCCTCATTGCGGTCAGCCTTTACCCGACAATATGATACAAGACGCTCTCCAAAAGTTTGAAGAATATAAACAAAACAGGCTCAAAGAGAATCAATCACGTGGAAAATCCCTGTCGACACAAGTCGAATCATACCGAGAGGAATTAAACAGGCGTAATGAAGAACTTGTAGAGCATTCCAAAAAGATTACTGCCATTGACGAATGTATTGCAGGGCTGTATGATCGTCTGAAATCCACCCCGAAAGCAGCACCGTCCGCCATCAACGAAAACGAGCTGCCTGCGTATGCAGCAAACCTGAAACGTTTGGATGAGATAGAAAAAGAAATAGCAAATATCACATATACTCAGACAGATACCGAACTGTCCGAACGTGCCGAGTTGGTGAAATCTGCTATCAAGAACTTGGAAATCCAACTAAACAACCGTACCATTATCGCCAACTATGATAAAGAAATAGAGCGTCTTGAAAAGGAAGGTCGTGAACTCGCACAGAAGATAGCCGACATAGAGAAACGTGAATATATAGCTGCTAAGTTTGCCAAAGCTCGCATTGATGATTGTGAGAGCCGTTTGAACTCGCTGTTTGGCATGGTACACTGGAAACTTTTCGATACCACTCTTGACGGAAACGAATACGAAGTATGTATTCCTATAATTGATGGTGTGTCCTATGGTACGTGCAATACAGCAAAGCAAGTGAACGCAGGTATTGACATCACCAACACATTGGCAAGGCATTACGAAGTCTATGCTCCAATGTTCATTGACCGTGCCGAAAGCGTGAATACATTCATTGCTTCCAACGCACAAATGATATTCTTGCAGGTTACAACAGACAGTCAACTAACAGTAAAATAAATAGTTAAATCTTTAATTATTAGAATTATGAACGAAAGACAAATCACACCGGTTACACATCAAAGTAACGTTCCTGCTGGCATCAACTTCTTTGACCCGACAACCATTGAAACGCTCAACCGTTTCTCCACCATGTTTGCCAATTCCAGTCTTGTACCCGAAAGTTACCGCATTGGCGGTGTTGTTGGCGGTAAGACCGGAGAAGGACCTAAAAAAACGGTCTCTGAAGCCGAAGCAGTAGCCAACTGCGTAATCGCATTCGATGTGGCCACACGCATTGGAGCATCCCCTCTTATGGTAATGCAGAACTTGTACATTGTATATGGTCGCCCATCTTGGTCGTCCAAGTTCCTAATTGCCACTATCAATACTTGTGGACGCTTTGAACCACTGAAGTTTGAATTGACATCAAATGGAGTTTGCAATAACGGTGTGGCAAATGTCAAGTGTGTGGCATGGACTACTCCTAAAGGTGTTACGCATGATGAGAACGGAAAACCGGTTACATCAAAATCACCACTTGCCTTACGTGGTACAGCCGTTACCATACAAATGGCGATTGATGAGGGTTGGTATAGCAAAAACGGCAGCAAGTGGCGTACTATGCCCGAACAGATGTTACGTTACCGTGCCGCCTCGTTCTGGTGCTCTACATACTCACCGGAACTGTCAATGGGTATGCGTACCGTTGAAGAAAATGTAGAGGACGCCGATTATGTCGATGTTACAGAACAGGTTGCGAAAGAAATTTCCACGCAAGCCAACAAAGGCACTATCAGTTTTGATGATGCAGTAGCTCCGGTTTCCAATGAAGTTCCGGCAGGTGTTGACCCTGAAACAGGAGAAATTAAAGAGACCCAAGGTGAAACAAGTACCGAAAACCAAGCCTCAACCGAGGATGATGGACCGGGCTATTAATCCTATTTGAAATGAAACTTCATGTGTTAGGTTCTTCATCATCAGGCAACTGTTACCTCTTCCAGTCTGAAAAGACTGGTGAGGTACTTGCAGTGGAAGCCGGAGTTAAGTTCAACAAAGTAAAAAAGGTTCTTGACTTCAATCTAAACAGCATTGTTGGTTGTATCGTCAGCCATGAGCATGGCGACCATGCCAAATGTGTGGGCGATTTTATAAACGCCTGCATACCTTGCTATATGAGTCAAGGCACAAAACATGCGCTTGGTTTCTCTTCCAGCTATTGGGCAAAAGGGCTGTTACCATTCGAACAAGTTGTGATAAATGGATTTAGAGTGATACCGTTCCCAGTACAACATGATGCTGCGGAACCTTACGGATACCTCATCCGTCATGAAGAGTGCGGAACAGTGCTGTTTGCCACAGACACCTATTTCCTAAAATACAAATTTCCCGGTCTTAACAATGTAATGTTGGAGTGCAATTATAGCAAGGAAATTCTTGATGCAAATTTCACTGCCGGGCGCATTGACAAGAAACGCTACGAACGCACCATTAAGTCGCACATGTCCTATGATAACTGTCTCCTCACATTGCAAGCCAATGACCTGTCTCAAGTATGCAACATTCTACTCCTGCATCTGTCCGACAATAACAGCAATGCTACGGAGTTTATCCATGGAATAGAAAGATTATATCCAGAGATAGAAATAACAGCCGCTACAAATGGGCTTTCGTTAACATTTAACAAGAATCCCTATTAGCATTTGTGATTATGAGGAAAAATAATAGTAACCAGTAAATAAAGTAATATGAGAATCTATTTTGATATAATATTTATTGTTTTGAATATCATCATTTTTGCTGTTAACTTTCATTTTGCTTTAGAATCCAAATCCTCTAAAGCATATACGTATGCCATTTTAGGAATGAGTTTTGCCATTGCAGCCATCATCCTACTTCTATCTGCGGATTTAAATCAAGAATCATAATGAAAAAATCAGTTGAAAATACTCAATACAAAACAGAGAATTGTAGGCCAAACAATAGTGATCTATCATTTTAATAAAAATAAAAACAATGAGAAAAATTGAGATCGTTGAACATGTTATCAACAATACGACTATTAGTCGCTCACAGGCTATTCAAGCCGTAGATTGTGCTTTTGATGCTATTGAGAAAGCACTTTGTAAAGGTGAAAGTGTCTATATACGTGGTTTTGGCACTATCAAGACTTATATCACAAAAGAAAGGAAAGCCCGTAATATCTACAAGAGAACAACGGTAATCATTCCGGCAAGACGAACAGTAAAACTTGTAGTCAGTAAACAACTCAAAGAAAAAATGAACTCATGATGCACACGTGGTTTGAATGTAAAATCCGTTATGAAAAGACAATGGATAACGGAATGAACAAGAAAGTAACAGAACCCTATCTGGTTGACGCGCTCAGCTTCACGGAAGCGGAAGCACGCATCATTGAAGAAATGACACCCTTTATTTCCGGTGAGTTTACAGTTTCCGACATTAAACGTGCCAACTATAGCGAGCTCTTTCCCTGTGAGGAAGACAGTGCTGACCGCTGGTTCAAGTGCAAGCTATATTTCATTACCTTAGATGAAAAAAGTGGAGCAGAAAAAAAGACAGCTACCAACGTACTGGTACAAGCAGCCGACTTGCGTGATGCAGTAAATAAACTGGATGAGGGTATGAAAGGCACAATGGCCGACTATCAAATTGCATCGGTAGCGGAAACTGCCATTATGGATGTCTATCCATATGCCGCAGATGAGTCCATTACGGATACCATCAGTGAAAATGCCAATTCGCCTGTTGTACGAAATTTCATACAATCTCTCCCCGAAGGTTGCAGGACAACGATAACCGTTGGTGGGAAAAAAGTTGTAGTAGACAAGACCGGAAAAGACACCATTGTTACACCCGAAAAGCAAAGCGACAATGACACTTGAGGAAATGCTTCAAATGGAAAGGAAACGAAAAAAGAAGCAAAAATATGACGATGAGGAACATCGCATACAATGCTCTTGCGTAAAGTGGTTCAATTTGAAGTATCCGAAGTTAAAAGGCCGGTTGTTTTCTGTGCCGAACGGAGGAAGACGTGATACTGTTACAGGTGGCAAATTGAAAGCTGAGGGCGTAACAGCCGGTGTATCCGATTTGATTCTGTTGAAAAGCAATCGTGATTATGGTGCGCTGCTCATTGAAATGAAAAAGAAAGGCGGCTATCAATCTCCATCACAAAAAGAATGGCAAAAGATAATATGTGAAAACGGAGAATACAAATATGTTCTGTGCTTTTCGCTGGATGATTTCATTCGTGAAGTGGATGATTATTTGAGAAATGAATTTTAAAAAAGTCAGATATGGCACGAACTTTTAAAAAAGGTCTTGACTATTTCCCTCTGGATATAGATATATTTAACGACCTTAAAATAAGAAAACTAATCAAGTATCAAGGTGGAAAAGCTATAACGGTATATGCTCTGCTGCTCTGCAATATCTACAAGAGTGGGTATTATATGAAGTGGGATAAAGAGTTGCCTTTCATTTGCTCGGAGCTTACGGGATTTGAGGAGGCATATATATCAGAAGTAATCAAAACCTGCCTGACACTGGGGTTGTTTTCAAAAGAATTGTTTGACGCTGAAAAAGTATTGACTTCTAAAGGTATTCAGGAAAGGTATAGTCGTATATGCGTACAGTGCCGTCGTGTTTGCTATATTGGGGATTATAACCTAATCGAGAAAAGAAAGCCCAAACAAACTGAAAAACTGCCACGAAAGAATGACAATCCACAAACGATACAAGGTAGTACAACAGTGCAAAACGAACTGCAATACGAGCCTTACTCCATGACTATCGATGAAGAAATCGCCGAACTGAAAAAAGACGAGTGTTGGCTTGACCAATTACAAGTGCTTCATGCAACGAATATTTCCTCTTTGCGCAGCAGTCTTGACGACTTCCGGGTGCAATGCCTGGCAGACGGGAAAGACCGGCATTCTTCCTTACAGGATGCCAAACAGCACTTCAACGCATGGTTGAGAATTGTAAATGATAAAAATAAAAGAAAAGATGATAAAGTTAGACCCGAAAGCAGAAATCAACGCAGAGGTAATCTTCTCAAATCTGATGAAGAGAAAACATATGGTAACTCGTTTTAGATTGCCATATACCGCCAAGCAAGTTTACGCTATGCTATATGAAGCGTGCCGGGTGGAAGTTGCTCATAGGCATAGGGAATTTAATGCCACCGAACAATACAAAAAGCACCTTTGGGACATTTCCAATTGGATTACATCGGAAGCCTCCACTTTCGGATTGTTCCTTTGCGGCGATGCCGGAAATGGGAAAACCACCATTCTGCGTGCATTGCAAAACCTTATAAACTACTTGCGCTCTGATGAGGGGTATAACAGCAATGCGGATGCATATCCGATACGCGGCTACATGATGGTATCGGCTAAAGAACTCGTCTTGCTGGCTAAAGCGTATAACAATCCCACACGCGACAACACCTCCGATGTGGCACGCTACAAAAGGCTGCGCCAAATCGAAATACTCGCAATCGACGAACTCGGCTCCGAACCGAAAGAAAGCATTCATTATGGCGATTACGTAACCGCCGCCATGGATATGCTGTCTTTTCGCTATGAAGAGCAGTTCTGTACGCTGGTCTCATCCAATCTTACGGCAAAAGAAATTGCAGAATATTACGACGAACGAATTGCAGACCGTTTCCGTGAAATGATGCTAATCATCAATTTCGGCAATGAGCAGTCATTCAGAAAACAGTAAACTAATTAAAAACATTATGACGATGAATACAGATTATAGTTATTGTTCGGGCGTTACCTGCTCAATCCGCAAGAGTTGCAAACGCTATTTACCCGATCCACCCGATACACGTTTGCAATGGGTATGGCCAGCATACAATCCGGAAACAGGCAAATGCAAGTACTATGAGCCAACAACCATTAATTCAAATAAAAAATAAATATGGATTATTTAGAAGTAAAGAAGTGTGAAGTATGTGGAAAGACTAAACATATTTCAGAGTTCAGCAAATCATATCCTAACAGGTGTAAAACTTGTGTAGCAGAACACACGAGACAAATGAGAGCTGCTGAAAAACTTAAAGCTAAAGTAAAGGCTACCGGCGAGGTCATAGATGTTGAACCTTCAGGTACTATGCTGGTTTCATGCGGTTCATTCATAACAAAAGACGGTAGAAAAATACCCGGAACAGCACTTGAATTTGAAAAAGCCATAGACTGGGAACAACGCAGATACGAGATTGCGAAAGAGCTAATGAAAGGATTTTCAGCCAATTCACATAATCAGTGTGTGGATGCAAGTAGCGAAACGTTAGCCCAGTGGAGCATTAGCGGTGCTGATGCTCTTATTGCAAAATTGAAGAAAGGAGTTGAAGAATGAAACGAGAAGATATTGAAAAAGTGGCAAAAGATTATTCCATAGGTAAAACATATTTTCGGAGAAACGTTCTCAAAGAAGTGGATGCGGACGATTATGTTCTACGCAAGGGTAATTGCAGTGAAGACTTCATAGCTGGTGCAGAATGGCGCATAAATAGCGTGTGGCATAGTAACAATCGAACGTATAAAGCGCAAAAACCAGCTTTGGTTATATTCAAAAACGGCAAAGCCAAGGTATATGATAACCTCACTGATCTGACAATCGAAAGTCTTTGGGGTGAAATAGATAGATTTGCTTACATTGAAGATTTAATACCTAATATGGAGGATTAAATCATGAAACCTATATTAAATACTGAAGACATTAGGAAGCTAAAGATAGATGATAAGCTGATTGAATGTTCTTGCGGCAAAGTGAATTATTATAGATTCCTATGTTTCCACCCACGAAACACGAATTATGTAATTCTATTGAATCATTGCGAAGAGCCTGAAAGGTTTTTTATTCAAAACCTTATAGACCGGTTCTATACAAATTATACAAGTCGTGATATAATCACTTATCGTAGAGATTACGCCATTAAGAAACTCAAAGAGTTTGAACAAGCGTTGTCTGAATTAGGAGATAAAGATGAGTTATGAGATATACACTTAGAAATCAAGATAAGATTGCTGCTGCATATAGCTCCGAATACTTGAAAGAGCATATAATCGGAAGCCTTGACAGTTATTTCAATGTTCCAAGAAGTCAAGAAGAGGTTGAGGATTTTATTTACAGTTCGTGTGTTTGTTATAGCACAAATCAAGGTAACTACCCAATCATGCAAATTAATGACATTGCAGACGATAATGCCATGTTGGAATTTGCATGGATAGGAACTCAATATGATGTGATTAAACTTGCTTTTTTAGGCAGAATGAAAGGATAAACCAATGAAAAATGTAACGAAACTCGCTAAAAAGTCCGCAGGGCTTAGCCAAAAATGTTCGATTTGCCCACTTATGAAAAGATGCACTTTAGAAATCCAGAGAGCTTGTTTTGACAGCTTTGTAGAGGGTTTCAAGAAAGGGGCCAGAGCTGCAGAAAAAGAAAAAACAAGAAAAAGAAATGAACATCGGACTATTGGCTGTTGATAGCAATTATCCTAATCTTGCCTTGATGAAAATCAGCAGTTATCATAAGGCAAGGGGTGACAAGGTTGGGTGGTATAATCCTTTCGATCATTATGATAAAGTGTATATGGCTAAAGTATTCAGCTTTACAGAGGATTATCGGCAATGGATAACTAATGCTGATCAGATAGAGAAAGGCGGTACAGGGTATGACATAAAAAAGGTTCTTCTACCGGAAATTGATAGAATGATTCCTGATTACGATCTGTATAATGTTGATAAGAATTTGGCTTATGGCTTTTTGACAAGGGGTTGTCCTAATCGTTGTAAATGGTGTGTTGTGCCTGCCAAAGAGGGAAACATTGCTCCTTACATGGATATTGCGGAAGTATCTGCCGGACGAAAAAATGTGATTCTTATGGATAACAACGTACTTGCATCCGAGTACGGATTACAGCAGATTGAAAAAATAATCTCCATGGGCGTGCGGGTTGACTTTAATCAGGGATTAGATGCCCGGCTGGTGACGGATGATATGGCCCGGTTGCTTGCAAAGGTGAAATGGATAAAGCGTATACGATTCGGTTGTGATACACCGGGACAAATCGCGGAATGTGAACGGGCTACGGCTTTGATTGATAAGTATGGCTATAAGGGCGAATACTTTTTCTACTGTATATTATTGAATGACTTTAAGGAAGCATTTACCCGCGTTAATTATTGGAGAACAAAAGGCGGGCGGTTCTTACCATATTGCCAGCCTTACCGGGACTTAAACAATCCTCGTCAGATTATCCCTCAATGGCAAAAGGATTTGGCTGGGTGGGCTGATAAGAAGTGGATATTTAGGACGTGTGAGTTTAAGGATTTTGAGCCGAGAAAAGGATTTAAATGTAAAGAATATTTTGATTTATAAATTATAAGCATTATGGCAAAAGAAACAGTATATAGATATTCATTGCGGACCGTTTCTAATTGTTGGTTGGGTGAAGTGATGTTAACAGACAGCAAAGAGTTCTTTGCAATGACAGATTGGGGTAATTTTAATTACTGCTGGTCTACTCAGGAAGATATACGGAAATTTATCCTACACCTTGATGAAGACTATTTTTCACGTAAAATGTTCCAAAGTGTTTCTTATCAATGTAGCACAAAGGAAATGCAAGGCTGTTGCAAAAGGTTTGCATCGAAAATATTACCTGCACTGAAAGAAGCGATTAAGGAGGAATTAGCTAATACGGAGGAGGAATTATGTTGAAAAATATGGTGGAAAAAAGGAGGACCAAAAATGAATAAAAAAGAAATCATACGAACCATCAAATCCTTTAAGAAGATTCTGAAAAAAGGCATTCCTCAAACAGAGCGTGGAATCAGCTACTGGGACATTCATGAGAAACGATACACCGTCTACGAAATAGCCGCACGCTTTTTACGGATGAAAGGCTATAACGTGCGAATTGAGATAGGTGATAATACAGAGAATCCCTCTTATTATTTCGGATACATACGGTTCTATAGGTACGTGGAAATCAGTTTTAACTAATAACAAAAAACAAGTATTATGAAAACAAAGAAAGATAAAATATTAGAGAAGTTGCGCAAGCTAATGAATCTAAAAGAGTCAGCTACTGCATTGGGTAACGAAGGCGAAGCAAATGCAGCTGCGGCAGGCATAACACGCTTGTTGATGGAGTATAATCTAACTGAAAACGATATACCGGAGCAAGAGAAGTTAGAGAATCCAATTGTATCAGAAGAAATACCTTTCAAAATAAGCACAAATGGTAGATGGTATAGTGACCTCATATCAGTAGTTTGTGAATATAATATGTGCCGTAGTCTTATTATTAGCAAATTTAATAATGGCAGAATGAAACGTAGTGAATTTGAAATAATAGGACGAAAAAAGAATGTTGAAGTAGTTCTGTATCTCATTTCCTTTTTATCTCACCAGTTTATAGCTATCGGCAAACGTAATTATGAGGAATATAAACATGATTGTATATGGAAATACGGGAAAAGCCCCAAAAGCCTTATTATGTATTTAAAATCATTCCTATACGGTTGTGTTATAGGCCTTTCAGAAAAATTTGATGAGAGCAAAAGGATATTGGAAACAGAAAATAATATCACAGCTCTTGTACGTACCACAAAAAGTGAAATAGATGATTTCCTTAAAGGAGAAAAGATTGGTAAGGCCAGAGAATCAAAGTCGGATATTGATGCTCTATGCGCTATGAGAGGCATAGAAACCGGCAAAAATGTGGAAATATGTAAAGGCATTCATGCTGAATTTGTTAGTGAAAACTTGAGATTACAATAATTCGATAGTGTATTAAATAGAAACAAAAATTATGGAGTTTAAATCGCAAATATGTACTACCCGTGAGCAGTCAAAAAGATTGCTCGCTTTGGGACTAAAGCCGGGAACGGCAGATATGGTGTATCATTACACAAAGAGTAAAGTACCTGCATTGGAATGGGAGTTGCAAACTAAGCCGCCAACATCAAGAGGGAAGTTTTGGACTCCGGAAAGAATAGCCAAACTCAAAAGCTCATTCCACAAACACCAAGACGGCACACCGATGACCGGTGAAGAGGTGTTTGATGAATTGTGGGGAAAGGATGTTCCTGCATGGAGTCTGTCAAGGCTGTTGGAATTACTTCCTACCGAAATCAGAATAGAATCCAGTGAGAATGTTTTTGGCTTGCATCACGAAACAAGCGATGCTTGGTTACTCTCTTATCCCTATGTGAAATCCTTTGAAACCGCATCACCTGTCGAATCTTGTGTATTGGCTATTGATTGGCTGATTGCCAACGGACACTTTAATAAAGAATACTACAATGAAGAAAATAATGTTCAATGATAAATTTGGCTTAACTCAAGCTGTATTGGAAGGGCGGAAGACTATGACGAGAAGAATAATCAAATGTCCAAGAACTTTTAGGGGAGAATGGGTCGCAGGATTCAATATACACAGACGCCATTCTGACAAAAAGATTGTTGATTGGCCTTGTATGTACGATGCTGATGAAAGAGAGTTTGATATGGGCGAGATATTGCCGAAATATGAACTTGGAGAAGTTGTTGCCATTGCGCAAAGTTATATGGATGTTGACCGATTTCATAGAAAAGGGAAAAATGCAGCTTACTTAGAATACTTGGATTCTATATTGCCTGAACTGAAATTACATCCCGGTTGGACTAATAAAATGTTTGTGAAAGCCGACCTAATGCCCCGCCATATTGAATTTACAGATCGTAAGGTTGAACGCTTACAGGACATTAGCGATGAAGATTGCTTGAAAGAAGGGATATATGAAGATTCGGGTGATGATGAGTTTCCGCCATCTATATTTTATGAATTTGAGGGAAACAAAGACGATGGATTTGATACTCCACGTGAAGCCTTTGCCGCCCTCATAGATAAAGTCTCCGGTAAAGGCACTTGGGAAAGCAATCCCTATGTTTGGGCGTATGAGTTTGAATTAATGAAATAATCATGAGCATTGCAGAAGATATTATGGACGGTTGGTGTTGCCAACTTTGTGGCGTGTACTTTGAAGAAGAACACGGTTACCCTGTTGTTTGCGAAAGCTGCTACAACGAACTATCAGAAGAAGAAAAGAAAGATTATCAATTAGCAACCCATAAAGAATTTTAATGTATTTATCATATGGATGCAAAAACATTCTTTACCAAGGTAGTTCTGATGCGCAAAGCACAGAAAGACTATTTCAAGTGTCGCACCCAACAAAACTTGCGGAAATGCAAGGCACTTGAAACGGAAATTGACGGAGAAATTGAACGTGTAAATAGTATTACCGGAGTTTCTTCCGTTTCCAAAGAACCCCGACAGACAAATTTATTCACTGATTAAATCATACAATATGAACTCAACTGTATTAAAAGAAATCATGGCATTCCTTTTCGGACGCAAATATTATGCCAACATTGTAGCAACAAAAGGAACAACAAAGCAAGAAATCTGTTCTTACATTTTTGCAACAAAAGAAGCCGCCAATCGGCATCGACTGGAAATCGAAACAACTCTGTCATTCCGGTTTGTCGAAACAGTTTCTTTCCGTTCACGCCGGATATATTTCGATTCGTCTGTAAAAAGTTAAACCATAATAATCTGTGAATCATTCTATTTTCGTATTATGATTATCAAAAAACTAAAAACATGGTGGCAGTCACGTAACTACTATGTGATTGCCGATGGTAACGACAATTCAATCACGCTATCCAAACGCTTGTTTCTCCATATCAAAGGTAAGGCGAAAAAGGGCGATGCAGCCCAAGTGTTTGTTTTCAGAATTGCCGGACAAGATTCTTTCGGCTTCACCGTCAATCCAAATATCGGACAACCGACTCAACTATGCGATATTCAATATAATGACAAGTATAAGTGCATAGGCTTTGAAAGTCTGTGCCCGTCGGTCGGTCTTATGCTTTATGAGCATGGGTTACCCGGTGATAGTATAGTCAAACTGTCTGTGTCTATACATCATACAAGCAAAGGTCTCATCTATTATCAAATTGAAAAGCCCAATGGAAAGTATATTAGGAAATACAAGAAAGGCTGATATAGTATTCTATTCTTCGGGAAGAATAGACATTACATCTCATATAGCCAAGCAACTTCATCTCTCGCGAGGTGATGTCCTGGATATTATGAGTGAGAACGGAGAATTATATCTTTATGTCAGATACCGCTCGCCAACCGGCGGTCGGCATGAAGCATGTGTGTTTCCATCCAATAGGCAAGGGAAACATTTCAGAGCTTCATCTAAAAGGCTGTGCTCCGCCATACTTGATGTGTCGGGCGTAACAGACAAGGCGAGATTATGCGTTGGAGAGCCTAAGGAAAGCCAATATCATGGCACATTGCTACCAATCATTACCAAACTCCTTTTGTAAGAAAGATATGATTAAAGAAATAAAATACAACGGGTATTCTGCCAACCCATCGGACTATGAGTGCGCCGATGGGGACTTGGCAACATCGATAGGTGTTATTCCCGAAAACGGTGCACTTAAACCCATATTGCCGCCATCCGAAGTATTACAATTCAAAGGTGGTGATTCGGTTATGTATATTCATAAATCGGCTAACTTCAAGCACTATATCATCTTTAACAACAATTCTATCAGTTGGTGGAATGGTTCTGACGCACATCAGCCTGTTTTTCTTCGTTCATTTAACGAGGTATATCAGGTAACAGCTATTGGCAATACGCTTCTCATCTTGTCAACTGACGGTATGCATTATTTTCTATGGAAAGGAAATAATGACGGATATTTATATCTTGGTACAAAAATACCTGAATGCCCACTTTCATTTGGGTTGCAGGGTGAAATGGTTCGGACAGATGAATTTTCAATATCATTTGATGCTATTAGTGAAGGCAGCATTTGGAATGAATTCTCCGATAACAATAAAACGCGAATTACAGACCAAGTACTTGCCCATATCAATAAATTTATTGCTGAAAGGTCTACAAATAAGGGCAAATTCATTTTTCCTTTCTTTGTAAGATACGCCTATCGGCTATACGATGGAACATTGACAATGCACTCGGCTCCGATTCTGATGATTGCTTCATCAGACCTTGCACCGCAAGTTTTTTGGACACACCTGACGGGAAAGGGAAAGTATACAGATGCGCAACTTCGAATATGTGGAATGATACACGACCTTGATTGTGCCGTTGTTCTTCAGTCTCGCCTTGATATGCTTAAAAATTGGAAAGATATAGTTCGATCTGTTGATGTGTTTGTTTCAAAACCTATTTATACTTATGACCAAAACGGAAAATGTACAAGATTTGCACAATCGGAAAACTATAATTCTTATTGTGTATGCAAACATATAAATCAAGCAGCTTCTACCTCCAAATTTCCAATTCGTTATCAACATCATACATTCAATAAACTATATGCCTTTACATTTGACCCCAACGGACTGACTTATCCAAGTGGACGTTTGATGATTCCTCGTAGAAGTATTGATGATGTAAAAGAGGATATTCGTTCAACATCGCAATTCTACCTGCTTGAAAGTCTCCGTATTGAACAACTTTCCACTACACGTACAAAACTGGTAATCGAAGAAGATTATCTACAGTCATTGGTAACACGAGAAGTTATGACAGATGATTATGACAGTCATGATAAATTGCTTCCACATTATTCGTTTGTTTATAATTCAAGACTTAACATCGCAAACATTCAAAAAGAATTGTATAACTTGTATAACACAGGAGCGATGATTACATATACCAACGGATATGTTGCTAATTTTGATGGAATGTCCCCTACTTATTTTGATGGAACAATGCCTGTTTCTGTATACTTCTATATCAAGCAGGATGGTCGGGACATAGTGGTCAATGGAGAATCTTATCAAGCGTCAATATTGGATCCGCCATTGCTGTTTTTGTTCTACCCTAATATAAACGCATACAAAGCAGTTATTGTGACGCATTATGGATTACCACAATATTATGAAGTGCCACTTGAACAGCACAAATTTCTTAACGGAGCTTTTTATTTTGCCGGTTGGGAAAATCCTCCGACAGGACTTAGTGATTATCCTACAGCAAGTCCCCGTGAACAGCGAATAATTGATTTACCGAACAAAATATACACATCGGAAATCAATAATCCATTTCACTTTCCGGTTCTCGGTATCAATACAATAGGTACTGGCACTATTCTTGGTATATCTTCGGCTGTAAAAGCTTTGTCAGAGGGACAGTTCGGTCAGTTTCCACTTTATGCTTTTACATCAGAAGGTGTATGGGCCTTAGAAGTATCAAATACGGGATCATACTCAGCACGGCAACCTGTAACACGGGAGGTTTGTATAAATACGAACAGTATCACACAAATTGATAATGCAGTGCTGTTTGCCACCAATAGAGGTATTATGCTGATAAGTGGTTCTACTGCGCAGTGCATATCAGAAAGTTTAAATGCGGAAGATTTGTTTTCTATTTCTGATTTGCCAAGATCGGATAAACTTCTATCAGTTTATAATGGAAAAGCAAGCGAAAATGAACGAACGGCTCTTGACGATATTGCTATGATTCCGTTTTTTGATTTTCTTGCCGCTTGCCGGATGATATATGATTATACCAATCAGCATATCATTGTGTATAACCCGGCTGTACGCTATGCTTATGTGTTTTCGTTGAAGTCAAAGCTTTGGGGAATGATGCTGTCAGACATAGTGAACAATGTCAATTCGTATCCGGAAGCATTAGCAATGGCTGACGGAAACAGACTTGTGGATTTTTCTACATCATCTGCTGAAAACATAACGGCATTAGTGGTTACCCGCCCTTTCAAAATGGATGAGCCAGATGTGTTCAAGACGATAGATACCATCATTCAACGTGGATATTTTAAGTCGGGACATGTAGTACAAGTACTGTACGGTTCGAATGATTTGTTTAATTGGCATACTATATGGAGCAGTACAGACAAATATATGCGTGGTTTCAGAGGAACACCGTACAAAGCATTTAGAATTGCACTCATTTGTACACTTGACAAATCCGAAAGCCTGTTAGGATTTAGTGTCCAGTTCAATCCCCGTATGCTCAACAGACTACGATAAATGAAACATATAGGTCAGTTATTTTTAAGGTTATCAGATTGTTTATAAGGAGAAAGAGCCGGTATGCGTGATGCACCCCGGCTCTTGTCTATTCTTAAAACGGTTTTAGTTTTCGTCTTATCTTGCCTTTTCGTGAAACAAGGGAAGTCTGTATCTTGATTCGGATATTTCGGGCTTTATCTTCCCAGTTGGCTTGGCTGCCTGGATTTGTTATGCTCATCCAGTCGGCAAGGACCTTGCAGACCATATATTCGTGTATCAGATGTTTTAGCAATTTCACGGTAGACAATGAAAAATTCACAGGCAAAACAAGGGTTATGAGGTATTCTTCCGGCACGGTCATAACATTATCAAGGGGTTCCTGCTTATCGGAAATTTCTTCTTTCGTATAAGGAAACAACATTTCCACGCATTCAGAATGCACGAGGTTAAGTATTCTCGTAACTCTGTCCACATTACCGTCCTGACCGATGTCGAATACTTGATGTCTGGCGTGTTCGTCTTCCGCTTGCATAATGTCGCCCTCTACAAAAGAATAATTCTCCGCATCGTAAAGCAGTTCTTCCCTTTTAAATACAAGTGTTACCGCTTTTGTTTTAGACTGGCTGTTTTGACAATATACCATAGGCTTGAACATCAATTAATCATAAGTCGGTCTTTCCGGACGGCTGCGTTTGTAGAGTGCACGCTTCACGTTTTCAAGACTCACCCCGGAGTGTTGTATATACGCATTGGCATCTTCCGGACTGGTTATGGCAAACCACTCTCCAAGTGCCATATCTACAAGATATGAATGTATGCCATTTCCCAGTGCGTCTGCCGAAGCGTTGTTATAGTTAGACGGAAGCAAAAACTCCAATGAAAGTTTACCGTTATTATCTATCTCTTCATCCATCAGGTTATCGCTTGTTGTATTATCCTCATTGAGATACTCTCCAAGCAGACTTTTTAAAGAGGAAAAGGCATTGGCCAACGAACGACGTATCTGATAGCTGTTTTCATCGTCATCACTTGCTTGCATATTGGATGCGACTTGATAGCTCTTGCCGGCCGCTTCTCGTGCCTGTCCCGTCAAATACGCTTTGTTCTGAATATCATAGACAAGTTCTTTGACCTGTTGTGTCACGGTTAATGTTTTCTTATTTTCTGCCATAATATTTTGAATTAATGATTATTCGTATGTCGGGCGCATGGGCTTTCTTTTGAAAAATGCCTTACGCATTATATCCTCCATATAGGTAGCAGCTTCCGTTGCATATCCGGCAGCTTCTTCCTTATTGGTAAACGTGTACCACTTTGCAGTGACATTCATCACGAAGAATGAAAACAAGCTACGCTGCATACTTTCTTTTAGAGCTTCATCGAATGAATTCGACAGCCCCAACGAAAGCCTGTATTCACTGTCAGCTTCCGTTTCGTCAAGAAGCATTTTCTTTAAACTGTTGCATATGGTATTCTTACTCTCGCACCAAAAACGTTCAAGCATGCTTTTATCCTCATCCGTCGTAAATATACGATCGTAGGCAAGCTCATCATCCATTTTCGCACCGGTGTACGATGTGGTCTTTGCTACCTCTTCATATACTTTTTCCTTATTGACCGTTAATATAATATCTATCATAATCAGAAATCAAACAAATTGTACGATAAACCTACACTAAGACATGGAGAAAATTGCGGCGTTTCTCTCAATGTTATTCCATATCCTACCTGCAGACTGATACTGAACTTTTTCTTCTTGGGTTTGGGATAATTACCTGTTACGGTCATTATATCACGCCCGGCAAAAAGTATCAGGCTGTCAAGTTGTGGATGAAAGCCACTTACATAAGCCCGATATGTGTCTGTTTCATACATCTTCTGCGTAATGGGGATTTCAACCTCAACACTGTCTTTGTCTTTATTTGGAGGTTTAGTCGTATCTGCTACGTCCGGAGTCTGTTTCGTACTATCCGGTTTTGCAGTAGGAAGAACCTGCGTGATGTATTTAATAACGGTACTATCCTTGGGTACAGGCTTGTAATAGGGTATGGTATCGAAAACAGTTATTCTTGTGGTATCATTTATAGGTAACTTTTTATTCGATATGCAAAAACGCACATTAAAAAACAGTGATGTGAAAAATAATACCACAAACAATATTGCTACAATATCTTTAAACCATTTTACCATACTTCTGAATATATCTGGTTATTGCCTCTACATGGGTTTTGACAATAGCTTGTTTGCCTTCTTCGGAACAAAGGTACAGGACATCATCCTTGTTATCCTGAAAAAAGTTTTCCGTAAGTACAGCCGGGCATTTTGTCTTGCTCAAAATATAGAAGTTTTCTTCCCAGTCAGGATCGTCGTCAGAATTATCTTTGCGTATTCTTTGACTGATAAAGTTTTTTTCAGCTTCTTCATACAAGAAAGTTGCCAGTTTATCAGCCTTTGTCTTGCCTTTCGATGTATAAGCGCTCCATCCTCTTGCGTTCATCCATTCTGCACCGTTTCCGGCAGCATTGCAGTGGATAGAAACAAGAACCACATTGGCTGTTCCATATCGTCCGCAAACTTCGTTTACACGCCTTGCACGTTCTGATAGTGGAACATCTACTGCTTCCCGAACAATGCGTTCGGCATCATAACCTCTTGCGGAAAGTTCATGTGCTATTCTATCTGCAATTTCACGTGCATAAGCATATTCACGCAACGAACCATCAGGACTGCGTTTTCCGGGAGTGTTTTCACCATGCCCGTTATCAATCAATATCTTCATACTTATAATTTATTTGGTTAATATTCGCTTGGTGGGACGCGGTCAGCACAACCATGTTTATTGCATTTCCGGAATTCCAGTGCTTGATTCTGAACGGCAAGCTCGCTGTTCTTTTCGCTTAGCTCGCGGATAGCGTCACGATACTTGGTTATCTCGGCGTAAAGGTGGTCAATTTTGGCGTCCAGTTCGACAACTCGCTTTTCCTTCTTCTCGTACAATTCTTTCCATTCAGCTGCATAAGCTGTGATGTTATCTGCTTCGGTTTTTTCAGCCTCGGCATCTGCCTGTTTCTTTTTGCTTCTAAGCAATAGCAAGGGCAATATAACTAATGTGATGAGCGAACCGACAACTTGGATAATCGTGCTTAGTTGTTCCATATTAAAGTTCCTCCTATTAGTTGTCCTATCATTGCTCCGGCTACTGTAAGACCAAAGTCAATCCAATCCCATCTACCGCCATACACCTTGTCTTTATATTCCAAAGCACCTGCTGTCAAAACTCCGGCATACATTGCGGTAAACCAACCAAATGCAAAAATGCCGATAATCAGTCCTCCTACGAGGTGTTTCCACCTGTTACTCATTCCGAGCCATTCAATCAACTTTTTCATCGTTATTACTTTTTAAATTAAATACCGTCCAATCCACTTCATCCTTTTCTTTCCACCCTTCCTGAACAGTCTTTATCACATAGGCGCACGCTGCTTGGGAGAACGCAATAAAATCATCTGCATTCTCGAAAGTATGATAGATGGGCGTACCATCTTCCTGTTCATTGATTTTTAGAATAAGCGGATAAGGAATCTTTTCACTACGTTCTATAGCGGAAAAGTTTAATTGGTTTTCGGGTGAAAGATATACCGCTTTCCCGTTCCAGACAAAGCCGTTTATAATCTTTTCCTCCGTAGCCGTGTTTATAGCGGACACAACAAGTTCCTTGACTTCGGAAAGTGTGGGTTTATGGTCGAATGTATGCCGGTACTCCCAGCCATTCTCACTATTCTCATCATCTTTCCCGAAGCCATAAAACAGTATCCACTTGGAGCGTCCTGTACGTACAAGACAATCCTGCCGCTTCTTTGTGCCGTAAATCTTTTCCATTGCATGAATTTTGATTTACGACAAAAGTAGCGGATACCGAGCGGATTAGTATGTTATCTTTTTCCCGTCAGGTAAAATTGTATTTTCGTTTGCCTCCGTCAAACATTTCACATTTGAGAACTGTTTCAAATGGAAAGCCGTCCTCAATATCGCTGATTTGGTCAAGAATACCTTTCATCTCAACCGATGCAGTAAAGAACTTTCCCCATTCTTGAGTCCTGGGATTGCGGAACGATACCAGATAACGGTCTTCCCCCTCTTTGGTGTCTATTCCTGTTTCAAAATCATGTATCTCAATTGGAATATTTACGATGTCACTCAAACGCATAACCTTGCCGGGAAAGCGTTTTTTTCCATCTGCTGGAGTGTACGTAACACCCATTTCAGAAAATTTCTTCATGTTGTTCTTGGTAAGTATATAAAATAAATGTTTGCAATCTGCATGGCAGGCCATACCCTTGAATGAACCAATTATTTGCTGTCTCCGTTTCCGTGATTTAATCTTGGAAAGTTTTCGGGCTGCATTTACTTTTGTCCGTTTTCGTAGCAATGTATAGTCGCCGTAGTTGACAAAGCCAAGGGCATCCATACCGGCGGATATGGGAGCCACTTTTTCGCTTGGTTTTATTGTCAGCCCTATTTGAGCTGCTTCATAGTGTAGTTTGTCCCGCAATTTCCACAAATCACGTTTACTCTCACCGAGAATAAAGATGTCATCACAAAAACGGAAGTAATGTTTTGCACCATATTCATCAATCATCCGGTGATCAATATCATTATGGTAAAGGTTTCCAAAGAATTGTGAGGAACGCAGTCCTTTGCTTATGCCATGCTTTCCGTTGGGATATAGTGCTTTGACAAAATTTTCAAGAATAGGCAATAAGACAGGGTCTCCGACATACCGCCTGATTGTGGAGATTAATATATCATGGTCGATACTGTCATAATATCCTTTATAATCGCTTTGATAATAATAGTGTATATTGGGGTTCTCTGCCAATGTATCCTGCACCTGATGGAACAAACCATGCGGTCCACGTCCTTGTATGGATGCAGCCGTTGTTTCTATCAATAGGGGTGAAAGATGCTTTTCCAACGGCTCCATAATCGCATTGCTTCCAATACGCTCTATGACTGACGGGGCTTGCACAATTCTTACTTTCGGTCCGTCATCCACAGTAAACGACTTGAGGTTCTTTATACGGAATGTGCCGTTACCTATCTGTTCTTTCAGTGCATCAAGTATCTTATGCTTGTTTTTTACATAACGGACCATTCTTGGTGAACATTCAATGCCATCTATTACAGCTATCTCTCTTTGCCGATTCCCGCTTCGGGTATCTGCACTTCTCAGATTTGCCATGACACGCTTGAATGACCTTTCCAAATTCTCATCGGATATAATCTCCGGTATGAGATTATATAACGGATAACAGACCGCAGGTGCAGCTACGGCCGGTTGGAATAAATCGTATATATCGCTGACCGCCTTCCGGTCTCGTGGGGAGTGGTCCAACCTCTCCCCACATGTGGTTAAAGATATGTTCCGGCTTTCCATTAATAAATATATATTATCATGCTGTTGCCGAGGCTCGAATCCCTCGGAGAATGGCGGTGGTAATCTCGTACCTGTGCAGGGTCTCCGATTAATTTAACCAACAGAATTTCAGACGCGCCCCGTAGTTCGTGTTCGAGTTCGATGAAGCGTTGTTCGCGTTCGCATAAGCGAGACCGCTGTTCGCATTCGAGTTGTTGCCGGACCGCAAAACACAACGGCGCGAGGGATTGTCCGCCTTTTATTTTTTTAAAGAGTTATGCTTCCTAAACCGGAAATACTCAAAGACGCCTTCATACCCATGGCCTTAAACACTCGCGCAATGGTGGAAAGGGTCAGATTACGTCCGCTTTCTATCTTGGATACTTGTGAACGCTGTACACCGATTTTTTGTGCCAATTCCTCTTGGGTCATGTTTTGGGATTTACGGGCTTTTTTTATGGCTTCCCCAATCAAAAATGATTGCAATTCAGCTTCATACTTATCTCTGTGCGGTGTACCGACCTCACCTATATGTTTATCCTTAACTTCATCAAGGGTATAAAATTTAATTGCTTCCATATACTTATTTTTTTGAGTTGAAATATAATATTCTGACGGCTTCCGCCTTGTTTATCTCTTTGCGTGGGGTCTTTTGTGTTTTCTTCACAAATCCATGCGTGGCAATGACCAACGTTTCCGCGTCGGTGTCCCAAAAAGCCAACAGACGATATTGAATACCTTTATACAGGGTGCGAAACTCCCAAATGTCAGTATCATCTAATTTCTTGAATAAATCTTTGTCCATATAACCATTGGCTACCTTATCTACATTATAGATAATTTTATCCTTAACGTCTTGGCGCAGAGTGTCAAGAAATGCATCGGCTTCACTCGACATTATTACTTTGAATCTCGTTTTTAATTCCATATCTTATATCATTCACAATGCAAATATAGCGAAAATGTTCTATATATGGAACGTTTTACAGACAAAAATACAACCATATAAAAATTAGTTTCAAAAATCGACTCGCTTACGCGAGAAAAAGAAAGAGGGAGCAGCCTACGGCTCTCCCTCCAACGCTTTTTCGAAATCACGAGGTCCGCTCTATTCAATTATAACGAATTTTCCGCGGAAGGCCAGACGCGCCCCGTAGTTCGTGTTCGAGTGCGATGAAGCGTGGCTCGCGACCGCAAAAGCGAGACCGCTG